ATCTATGCCATACGTTTGCGCTGTTGCAAAGTTTGATATTAATAGTATTAATATTATTAGTTTTTTCACCATATCATATTTTGTTTATAATCACTTGTATTTGTAAATGTTTACTATCTTCTTTTAGTTGTTCTTCTTTTACTACGTGTTCTTTTCTTTGGCACTCTTTTATAACCTGAATTCTTTTGATTACTTTTTTGATTCTTTTTTACTTCTTCTTTTATTTTTAATACATCACTATCGGTAACGCCCAAATCCCAAGTATTCCACCCGAGTATTAAAGCAATCCTTTGCCAAGCGGCATTATCTTCGTCCATAGATTGCTTAATATTATTTATTTTATTTATAACCCTACTCATTGGTATATTCGTTACGCCTTCAACAACACTACCGATAGACTGCCATCTTGGATTGCTAATATCATACATTGACATTTCTGCAATTATTTTTTTATTAAACTTTTCAGTTTGTGTTGCTGAATATATTTTTCTAGCTTTAGAACCTATAGGTGGAGATATATTTAACATTTGTAACAATGTGTACGTTTGATCTTCGTTATAACCTTTAGTTCTTTGTTTTTGATATTCCATTATAGCATTTTTAACTGTAGCTACAACCGCTCCAGATACACCTAAACCTCTTAATATAGAATCCGCCATACCATTAGCTACTCTAACTGTTCTTTTATTTTTCTTTTTATCATCCTCATCTTCATCGTCAAAAGCTAAAGCAAATAATGCTGATTGTAAAGCGTTAAACACAAAGTTTTGAACAGCGCCATAGTATACAATTCTTGATATATTAGTTTTTAAATCACCCCTACCTTTTGCTATATCAATAACAGACTTTTTCATACGCCTAGAATATTGCATGGTAACATTTTGAAAAGCTAAAACTACTCTACCCAATATACTAGCTTGTTCTTTTGATATTAAAGATGGATCCGCTGATTGCTGAACAGGTTCAGAAGAATCTACCATATCTTCAAAAGCTTTAGCTTCTGCTTGTTGTTGTGATAAACCTTGTTTTTTATATGTATTTATTCTGTTTCTATAAAACGTAGCACCACCTGCTGCAATAGCGAAACTATCTGCAATTTGCGTAGGTAAAAAACCAATTTTTAATAAATAAGCTATCATAGCTTTTGGTTTATTTTTCTTTCCCGCAACTGCGTTGGCTAAAGCAGCTTCGTTAACATCTAATTTTAAACCACCTCTTCTTTGTCTTAAGAAATCAGAATTAAATATCATTGTAAAATCTTTTATAAATCTAGGGAAGTTAGCTAATGCCATAGCCGCTTTTATAGGATTGTTATCTCCCCAGTTTATAAAGTTTGCTGTAGATAAAGTTTGTAGTAACGCTGATCTTGTATTAAAAAACATAATAGCACCAATGGAATTACTAACCCAATTTAACCATTTATTAACTTGTCCATTTTGTCCTGTTGGTCTGTTGTTACCGTTTTCCATACGATATAACATATCTTTTAGTGCTTCAACAAATTCAGGTCCGTAAACAGCTTCTAACTTATTTAAATTTTCTTTACTAAAAACAATATCTTTATTATTTAAAAATTCTTGTAAATGTACTTTTCTAGCAACTTTTTCAGTAACGTGATCTAAATCAGATAATATTGTTTCTGCAGCCCAATTTTCTCCAGGTTTAGTATAACCTTCAGGTTGTAAAGAAATAACACCTAGTTGATCAGCGAAATCTCTTAATTGATTATCTTCTAATACAGCTTTAATTAGTTTTTGTTTTTCTTGTGGACTAATATCTGGTGTTTCAAATCCAGATTTTTCCCATAAATAAACTCTTACAGCGGCATCGTGCGTAAAGTTTGTTCCAGGAACCACTGATCTTAATTTTGACCTTACACCTTCCTTAGATTTTAATAACGTTTTATAATTATCAGCTATATTTTGTTTAATATTATTAATTCTTTGAACACCTTTTCTATATGGTTTATATAAATTATCTTCAAAAAACTTAATTTGTTGTTCACCAAGTTTACCTTTAGCATTAGCTATAACATACATAAGACCCATAAAATCATTAGAACCAGCTGTGTTAAAAAATCTATCACCTAAATTTTTAGTTCTTTGAGCACCTTGTAATCTAGCTTGTGCTCCAGAAATTTTAGTTGTAGCATCTATACCTTCGTTGAGTTCTATTATTTTATTAAGATCATCACTTAAACTTAATTTAGTTTGTTCTTTAGCTAATTGAACTTTAGATTTAACATCAAATTGATCTAATACATTTTGAACCGCTTGAACATTTTGTAAGGCATCGTCAGCAAAATATATATCATTATAACCTTCAGAAACTTTTTCTGTTATCCACAAAGCTTTAGCTTCCGATGTTGAATTAGCTAGTCCAGTTATATTTTGTAAAGGTATATTTAAACCAAGTCCTTTTAAAAACTCATGTATTGCTAATTGAGATTCTGGTGGACGAGCTGTTAATATAAATTGATTTTTAGTTCCAAACTTTTTTGCTCTTTCTAAAGCTTTTTTAAAGAAAGGACCTTCTCTACCTTGAACAACTTTATTAAATTCAGAAAAATCAAACACATAACCCTTAGCAGCTAACTCAACATAATCTCTAGCATATTGCTCAGCGTTTAATTTACCTTTTTTACCATCTGGAGTTGTATATAATATCTTAGAGTTTGTTCTAGCTAACGTGTCATCGAAATCCCATATACTTATACCTTTTTTATCAGTAATAGAAAGACTTACTTTTTCAGCTTTTAAAGCTATATTGTGATTGTTAACATCTTCTTGTGTTATTGATAATGAGGCAACACCTTCTCTAGCTATAACTTTTGTCATTGGATCACCACTTATATCAATAGCATTTTTCATTTTTCCTTTAGGTAAAAATTTAATTCTATATCTACCCTCTGTAGTTACCTTACCACCAACTTTATCCATTATATCAGTAATATAATTTGGAGCCCAAAGTGTTTCGTGATCAGAGAATATAGCTTCAGCTTGGGCTATTGTTTTTATATCACTAGTTATTATAGTATTCATCAACTCAGCCATAGTTAAAGCATTAGGTCCCATGTGCTCATTTTTATAGTTTAAATCGTGGATAGTAGCTAATTCTAACGCTATTATATGATCTTGATCTGTTAAATATTTTGGATTACCATTTTTATCAACAGCGTTTCTTTTATATTTAGGATCTTTTTTGTTAGCATTATATCTTTCCTTATACTCTATACAATCTTTCCAACTATCTCTATACTCTTGTTTAGCTTCGTTTCTAACTCGTAACAAAGCATTTTCTTCACTTATATTTTCATTATTAACTAAATCTTTTACAGCTTTTGTATTTTTAGTAATAGCTCTAGGAGACATCATACCTACAATTTTACCTTTTCCTTCAGCGAGATATAAACCTTTAATAGTACTAAATGCTCTAAAACCTTCTATAATATTTGTTTGTAGTTGACCCATTACATAAAGATACTTACTGTCTATAACTTTAGCTTTATGCAACACATTTAGTTTAAGCGCTAAGTATTTTAATAAAGCCATATTAGCTTTATTAATGTTTAACATATCGTTGTACGCGGCACCAAGTTTTTGCTTTCTTTCTTGCACGCTAATATCAGCTGCTAAAATACCATTCCAAACAACATCTTTAAACCAAGACTTTGTTTTAACTTGTTTACGTAAACTATCTTTGTGAACTATAAACTCGTTATAAGCTTTTCTAGTTTCTTCTGTAGAATATTTAGCTCCTTCTATCTCTTGGTATTTGTTTTTAGCTACTTTTTGTTTCTTCTGATCAGCGGTTAACGGTTGCACTCCTCTTCCTTGATCTTTATAACCCATCCAATCAAATCCAGCTGCTTCAAATATTACGCCAGGTATATATTCTTGTACTTTGTTTATGCTTTCTTCGTAATTTTTTTGTAAATCTGTGTTTGGTCCTGTTTTTTCTGAAGACCATTGTAATTGTTTTTCAGCTATTGGTTTTGATAATTCTTTCGGAATACCCAATCTTTCCATTTCTTTAATAAATCCTTTTGCACCATCAACAGCTTCTGGATTTTCGTATACTAATCTATCTACAATTTTAACGAGTTGAGGATGGTATTCTTTTGCATAATTTAACTCTTTAGATTTTTCATAAGCTTCTATACCTTTTTCGTTAGCTATGTTTGCTAGTTCTTCTATAATATTAATACTTTTTTCTACACTTAAAGATAAGCTAACTTGATCTTGCTTTGCTAATTCACCTCTTTGTTTATCAAACTCTTGTAATATGTTTTCCAAACTAGCTTTAAATACAGCGTCTGGATTATTAGAGTTTTCTATAGTAAGATCATTAGCAACTTTTGTTATAAGTCCTTTGGTTAAAACTTGAGCTAAACTTCTTTTTCTTTCAATTAATCTACCAGCTGGACCAACAGTAAAATAAGCACCAAATTGAGCTCTAGGTATTGGTTTTATTATAAATATATCATTACCTTGTGGTGTTGCGTCTCTTTTACCTGTGTTTATTATTTTAAAAAGCTTACCATATCTCTTTTTTATTTCAGATGTTGGTATAGATTTTTGTATAAAATCAAAATGAGTATCATGGAAAACTTTATATTGTTCACTAACTCCAGTAACTTTAGATACTTTACCCATCATATCCATTACTTTTTTGTTGATACCACCTTTTATAAGTTGTTTTATAACATTGTTTACATTAGCTGGATTTAATTCTATAACTTGAAGTATATCTTCTTTTAAATCTTGTATAAACTGTTCTTTACTTTCAATAGTTATGTCAGCTAGTTTTTCTAATTCTCTTTGTCTTTCTACTTTTGGTAAAGGTTTGTCTTTCTTATCGACAGTCATATCAGCTGTTTGTGTAGCTATTTTTTTAGAAACTTTTTTACTTATAGTTTCTTCAGCTGTAGATTTTACAAAAGCTTCTGGTAAAAAGTATTTAAATACTTCTTTTGCTCTTTCTTTTAAAAATTGATTAAGATAAGCGGCAACGTTTTCATACTTGTGTTTTTCTTTTCTAAAGTCTTGAACTAATCCTAAAGCAGTTCTATGTTTAGATTCAGCTTTTTGTGTAGGGATTTTATCATATAAAAGCATCGACACTATATCTTCTCTTTTGCTTTCTAAAATATTTTTTTGGTCTTCAGTTAGGTCTGCTGTCTCTATATATCTATTAAGTATAGAGTTAGCTTGACCTTCGTACATCATAGCTATTTCAAATCCAGCTGTTGATTTATCTTCCGATGCATCAGCTTTATATGCTTCATTTACTTTATCAACTAAATCAGATAAAGATTCTTCAGCTGTATCTTGAGGTGTAAACACTTTATTTTGCTCTGTAATAGATAACGCTGATCCTTCCATATCTATTTTACCAGCAAAATCAGATACACCAGCAACTAGATTACCTTTTCTAGCATTTTTACTATATTCTTTAATAAAGTTAAAAGCTTGTTTACCGTCATTAAATTTTATTTTCTTGAAACCCATAGCTCGTAGCATAGGTGTTATTAAATCAATTATCTTATCAAAAAGAGTTTCATTGTATTTAATTTCTCCTTTTACTATAGCATCTGAAAAAGCTGTAAACCATTCATCAGTTGTTTCAAGATCAATTTTATCTCCTAATTTTTTCTTATAAAAGTTCATTCTATCTTCAATAGCTTTATAAGCTTTTGAATCAAGATTATTTTTTAATGTGTCTTTAAAACTAGTTACTAATTCTTTTCTCGCGCTAGGATCAAGACCTTTTAAATGTTTATTTAAAACAGCATGTAGTACTTCGTGCGAACCAACACTAATAGCACCTGTTAACGCGGCTCTTTCTTTGTTTATTAAAACAACACTTTTACCATCATTACCTTTAACTATTAGTCCATCAGACATTAGTATCTGATCATCAGTTTTATCTTCTTGAGAAGCGTTTAATGCACCAACTACTTCTTTATATTTTTCAAGAAAAGATTTAGCAGTTTCTCCAGCATCAACATATTCCATACCTAATGCTCCAGCTGCTTTTTCAGCAAATTCAATTGTGCCTTTTAATCTTTTTTTACCAACAGCTAGAGCAACTCTTTTAGCAGCGCTATCTTCCTCTTGTAAAAGTAATTCTGTAGATTTAGCACCTTCATATTTATTAACAATACTTTCTATTTCGTTTTCAATACTTTCTAAAGTTTCTTTTGCTTTTGGAACTTTTTGACTACCTTCTTTTTTAACATCAACTTGGGCTTTTGTTCTTTGTATTTCAAGGTCAATTAACTTTTCTCTATCATTTTGATCTGTTACTCTATGATCAATTTGAGAATCAATTATAGCTTTATTTTGTCTTTCGTAAACCTCAGCAGCAAAAACATCATCATTTTCAATAGTAATATCAGCCATAGCTATAGTTATATCATCCATAGCTTCTATTTCTTTTTTAAACTTTTCTTCGCCAAGAGTTTCTGTACCTATTTTATATTTACGTTTTTCAAATATTTTAGGTAATGATGTTGCTACCGCTCCTGGAGTTTGAGCAAACGCCTCCATTATTATTTCCGATGCATCGTATTCTTGATCAGCTGCTCTTTGTCCAAAAAATTCACCAACACCACCAAACGCTCCTTCAGTACCTATACCTGTTCCTGCCGCTATCACTCCTCTAGTTCCAGCTCTTAAACTTGTTTTTGCTAATGCTTTAACTGTTTTTGTTGTAACCGCACCAGCTAAACCACCAGATAACATATCTATAGCGCCTATAGTTAAACCTCTTCTTAGTGCTCTATTTTTTACTTTTTGGTAATTATCTCCTTCTTCTAACCATTGTTTAATAGATTCTTTATTCCACTCTTTACCATCTTTTTCCATTTCTTCTTTTAACAACTCAGCAAAGGTTAAACCATGCTCCATAGCAGTTGATAAACCACCTAAAGAACCAGCTATAGCACCGGTACCAGCACCTATTAAATTACCAATACCAGGAGCTATAGAACCTAAAGTACCAAAAGTTAAAGCTCCAATTCCAGCCCCAGCACCAACATAACCTAAAGCATCTCCAGTTTTACCTTCTAAAACATCTGCACCAGAATCTACCAAAGCACCAGCCATCATAGACATTGATTGTGTTGCTATTTGTGACGCTAATATAGGATCTTCAAAAACTAAAGCTCTTAATGCAGCAAAAAATCCACCACCATCTTCTTCTACTTTCTTTTGAAATCTTTTCATTCTCTCTCCTTGTGGTAAATTATTTAATTTATCACCAGCAACAATCATAGCTTCAATATCATCAAGAGATGTACTGCCTTTAAATACTTCTAGATTTTCTTCATTAGTTCTACCAGTTTCCCAACCCGTAGTTATAGCATCAATATACTCACCACCTATTTTCCATATAGAACCTAATGGATCATCAAGTTCAAAAGAAGGACTTGTGTAGGTCTCTTCTTCTTCTTTTTTAATAGCATTAGGAAATTTTTCTAAAAACTCTTCTAACCTACTTTGACCTACAGAATATTCTTGACCATCAACTATATAAATTTCATTCATATTTTATTATTCTTCAAAATCAGTATTAATTTTACTATCTTTTTTTAACTTTATATTATTATCTTTCAAGAAGTTATTCCACATTATAGAATTAACTTTGGCTTCGTCTTCATGTTTTGATCTTGATTTTATTACTAAATTTTTCTTTGAGTCTTTTTTATTAACTATATTTACTTGAGATGTTAAATTATGAGCTGGCGTTGCGGTCACAACCCACTCATCACCAAAATCAAAGTTCTTATTTGCCCATGTTGCAAATTCAGTTTTACTTTGTCCTTCTCCACTTGTCCAAAAATCAGAATATGTAAACGTTCGAGGTGCTTTTGGAGTACTTTCTTCTTTAATTTGTTTTCTAGTTTTATACGTATTTTCATTATCACCTGTTACGATTAAACCTTCCTCTTGAAGTACTTGAAACTGTGTATAAGCGTCATTATTCGGGTCTTTTAACCACTCTTCTGTATTCTCTTTCCAAGACATGTCATTTGCGCCGTCTGTATAGAAAAATTTATTATGTTCATCACTCCAATGGTAATACCCTTGGTGATCCCAAGCATAAAAACTTTGTTTGTTATCAACATTATATCTTGCTGTTTCTAATTCCTTTGGTCTTCTCCAGTTACCCCGTACGTGTCTTGAGTTAGCGTAAATGTCTGATGCGTCTTCATCAACTTCTGCATATGGACCTAACTTATGTTTTCTATCATACCTATCATTTTTATCCTTCCAATATTTTTCGTGAGAATTTTTTACAGCATTAGTAAGTTGTTCAGCATAAATACTTCTGGAAGCTTCTAAATTATACAATGGATTATCTGTATTTATAATAGCGTCAATAAAAGCGGCTTTTTCACCTGGATCTAACACGGCATCTTTGTTTCCAATTGTTTTCATGAAATCTTCACCAGCTATAGCTGCTAAAATTTCGTTATCTAAACTTTTAGAACCTCCTAACATATCTCCTAAACTCTTTCCTAAAACACCATCAGCCATTGCTGCTCCAAATTCTTCTGGATTTGTTGGCATGCTTCGCATAAATGCTGCGTGAACATCTTCGTATTGAAAAGTTTCAATATCCATCCATTGACTTTTAATTTCTGAATATGCTACATCTACTGTAAAGTTTTTAGGTTGAAAAAGATTTTCATATTCAGCTTCTGTAACTTCTATATTTTCACCAGTTTCTAACTTTATATTAAACACTACTTCGCCCTCTTTATTTTCACCTAATGTATAATCTTTGTTTATTATTTTCCCAACAATATCCCGATCTCCAGTACTCATGTTATTAGAAAATTCTCCATTTTTATATGCTTCTGAATAATCTAAATTCCATTGGCTGTGGTTTTTTACAAATGTACTCCAGTTTTGCATTTGCATCATAGCGTCCATTTTCATTTTCTCTCCTTCAGTACCACCTGTTCTAACGCCCTGCCAATACATATTTTTCCAACCGTTTACTTTATCTGTTGTATAATTATAAAATTCATCACCCAAAGCACCAGCTGTCATAATAGCATCACTAGTAGCTGCTTCTAAAGTAGCTTCTACAGCTTTTTTTATAGCTAAACCTTTTTCAAAAATTTCTTCCCCTTTTTTAATTACAGGGTCTAAACCTTCTAAACTTATAGGTTTTAAGCTTTCAGCGACTTTACCCGCACCTCGTATTAAAGATTGATCTGCTGTATATTTTGCCATAATTATTTATTATATTTTCCTTAATATATTTTTCCAATTTTTATTTTCAAATTTCCATTCTTCAAATTGCTCTTTAGTACCACCTGTTTGTGCTTGCCAAGCTTTAAACCATTTTCCACCACCACTAAAACCACCTACACCTCCTTCAGCTCCCCCAAACGCTGTCATCGTGTCAATACCTGCTTTAGCTATATCACCAACAGCTCCTAATTGCTGTTCTTTTGCCATTCTTATAGCTTCGTTAGCACCAGCAAGTCTTTCTTGTGACATACCAAGTAGTGTACCTGTTTTACTCCATTCTAAACCTCTAGCTGTTTCAGCACCTTCTAGTCTTTGTGTTTCTGCTATTTGCTCACCTCTTCTTTCTAATGTTTGTAATCTACTAGCTTCAGTTGCTTTTTTTATACCTATTTGAGCTTCCTGTGCACCGATAGAAGCACCAGCACGTTGTGCTTGTATTAAACCTTGATTAGACATAGCTTGAGCTAAAGACGCTATACCAGAAGCGCCCGCAGCACCACCCATTTGTTGCATTATATTTGCTTGTTGTTGTTGAGCCATATTTCTTTCAAACTCTGCTTGCTGTTTATTAACAGTAAGATCTTCAAAAGCATTTTCCATGTTTTCAAATTGATTACTAACGTTAGCGTATAAATTACTAGTATCTAATTTTTCATATCTAGATTTCATTTTATCCATTTCTTGTCTAGCTTCTTTTTGCTCTTCTCTTCTTTTACCTATACCATGTAAAGACATACCAAGTTTACCTAAAGATGCCAACCCACCTATAGCTGAACCTATAGCCATCATTGAAAATGGATCTACGAATTTTAAGGGTGATTTACTCATATCTTTTTCGTTTTTATTATTTTATATCTATTTATAATCACAGTTTTTGTGTTTTATTTACTACTTTCAAATACTTCCGAGCCAACGCTAAATAATTCTGCTTCGTCAGTGGAATTGTTTTTAAATTCAACTTCAGCATAATAACCCAATAAACTACTTAAATTAGCTTTGTTATCCTTACTAAACATGATAAAAGGCTGATTAGGTGGTGTTAACTCAATATAATAGTCATTATACAAACCTTGAGGCATATTACATACTATAGTACTAAATGTACCGTTCCATTGCCCTATATCAACTATTTCCCCAATCATTTTAATATCTGATTGACTAGATGTCATGTGTGGTGTTGTTGTAGCTGCCCATGTTTGTGAAGGCCCTACAGCTGTAGAATTAGAAAAGTAAGCAACGTCACCAATTTGAACTGATACGTTTAATTCGTATAAAAATGTTAATTGAACTACCGGATCACCTGTTGACCATGTTAAATGCATAATTTATTATTTTACTGTTATATAAACTGTTTTTTCTTCACTAGTATTCGCACCATCACTCATTGTAAAGGTGAAAAAATCTTCACCCGTAAAACCATTAGCTGGTCTATATGTAAAAGAATCTGTTGATGTAGCATATGCCGCAACTGTACCATTTTGAGCTTCTTTAACAACTGTACCTGTTTTAGTATTAGCAGTTTTATCGTAATCACCTTCTATCATATTTATTGTTATAGATGTTTCTTTTGCTGTTGTTACTCTTTTATCATAAGCGTTTGGTGTGTATGTTATAATCTCATCTAAATCTAAAGTGTATGTAACGTTTTTAAAGCCAAATTTTTCTACGTTAATTATTGTTGAAAGCGTTACGCTATCTGTACCACTGCCAGTATGGTTTATAACCCCACTAATAATATTAGTATTATCATCAAACTCTATTTCCGTATGATGTGGTATATCAACTGCTGTTATCAGATCAATTGTAGTTTGACCTTTACTATTAATATTATTTACAACATTACTAATAGCGCTACGCCAAACATTTCTGAATATTAAAGAAGTACCTCTAGTTATATAAATTTTAGCTGAAATTTCTATAGTTTTATCACAGACTACAGATTCTATTCTACTTATGTTTCTACCATCTAAAATAACAGCCATACCTTCAACTAAATCATTTGTATCGCTAAGTTTTATTCTATGTGTTTCTTTATTTTTACAAGTTTCAAAATCTAAAATATTATTATCACTATCTAAACTAGCTACAACCGTTTTTGTTTTTTCAACTTTAGCATATAACGCCATACCAGCTTGTAAATCTCCTGTTGCTCTTGTTGCATTAGATTGAACTACATCATCAATTTTATATTGTCCATCTGTTTCTACAGCGCTTTCAGTTCTGGTTGTTAAAGGATCTAATGTTAAAGTTCTTATTTTACCCGTACCACCACACCTATCTATTTTCTTTTTTATAACAGTATTAGTTGATACTATATCGCTAAAATTTAATTTATCATTTTTAACATAAAAATAACCACTAGTCTCGGGATCTTCGGTAAGTATTAATCTATATTCAGAGGAAGAATAACCTGGTAAAGTTCTACCTCTAGCGCCAGCTTTACCAGTCTTAGTAACATCAGCACCAGAAACAGAAAGACTTGTTAATGACTTCGTGTTTGTAATTGTAACAACAGGATCAGCATGTTGATAAATATTTATTTCTTTATCAATATAATTTGGTAAATCAACATCAGCGGCTGGGGTTAATTTAATTGTATAAGTTTCTCTACTTTTTGATACTTTTCTAGTACCTACACCAACATATATAGATGGAAAAGTTTGATCAAATTGATAAACTCCAAAATCTGGTATAGTTACATTTTGAATATCTTTTTTTAATATATTACAACCAGAACTATCTTCTATAGTAATAGAAAAAATAGAACCAGGAGTTCCTTTTATTTTGATATTTTTTGTTTCTCCACTTTGTGATATTGAGTTACTACCACTTACTACAAAATAATATATTTCTGATTTTGTTTCTTTTTTATGTATAGATCCTTTATTTGCATTATAAACACTTGCTATAGTATTACTAGAGCTAGATCCTCCAGAACCACCAGTTGGAAAACTTGGTGAACTTGGGCTTCCAGAATCTTCTGTTGCACCCTCTTCACCACCACCATCTCCTTCTGCTCCACCACCACCAGGAGCAACCCCATAGTCACCATCAGGATAATATAATTTAAATTTATATATAGATAAAATCATTTTTATTTGTTTTTTTTATTTTTAATACGTAGAACTCGTAGTAATAGTATTACCACTATTTCCTGGAATAAAACTTGAACTTATTCCTTCTATAATACATATATTAGATATTTGAACCCACGCTTGTTCATATGTTTCGAACTCTAAAATTAACGTTTCTATATTCAACCTATCACTACCAGTAGGATCGTTTGCTGTAGGACCTATAGCTGTAAAATTGTACGTCCACACATAATCTGTAGAATTATAAGGATTAAAATACCAAGAAGGAAAATCTATCATTACTGGACACCCACCACCTAAGTTATAATATGCCCAATCTCTTTGTACATAATCTAACATACCATTATAAACACCGTTTGTAATGTGTCTGTGAGGAATTTGGTTTCCACTTCCACTCGTATGTGTAGATGCATAAAGAGAACTATTAGTAGAACAAGCAGAATCGGCGTTATGTCCAGTATTTATCCATAACTTAGATTGATTAGGACCCGTACCATAACCATAAGTTCCAAAATCTGAAGCAGGACCACCACCTGTCCAATTTCCACATTCAAAAGTAATTTGTAGTTGATAATTATGTCCAGCTTGTAATTTGTAATTAGTATCACCAGTAATATGATCAAAAGTAACTAATGGTTTGGCTATTAAGACAGATTGTCTATATCCATTTGGTCTACTAGCTGCAATATCAGTTGCTAGCCAAGGATGAGTACTACCGTCAACACCAACTCCACCTATTCTAGGACCATGAAGAGTAATACCTCCAATGTTATATGGATAATTAGTATGTCCATAATCAACCTGCCAAGGTAGTTCAATGTATGGATAATCTCTACAAGGACCACTACACCAAGTTGAGTGGGTAGGATCAGGTGCGGGTTGCCAAGCGCCAGCATATGGCTTGTCCACACATTTTGTATACGTTTGGTAATCACAACATAGGTGCATATTATTATAACAATCCTGCTCTGCGCCATTCACGTGATGATTAGCTACAGAATAGTTTAACCAACGTTCGTCAAACACGTCAAAATAGACATAGCCAGGCCCTGATCTTGATGAAGCAGCTAATCCCATAGGCCAAGAAGCCTCAGGCCAATTATTAGTAGGATTATTTAACTCAACAGTACTAGACGTTGGATTAGATGAGCTTCCTGTCGTTCCAAAAGCATAAAATTCCCTCAATCGTGTACCTATTGGAGAATTCATAGGATTCATACTACTACTTGATGGATCATCACCGATCCAACCACGTTTAGGAGTAACATCCACAGTTGGAACTTCACCTTGACCGATTCCCATATCGTGATATTCTCCAACTATAACACTACAATCATAATCACACGTAGGAACACAATCCATAACATCATTAAAGTAATCAACATTAAGCACTGCACCTGGTGGTATATTTGAAACGGCTACAGCTTGACAAACACTCATTGCTCCATTACACATCCAAACAGGTGGAGGTGGTCCACAAGCATCTATGCAGTCATTATAATTGTTATAAGTTGTAAAACTAGCGGTATTAGTACCTTGACAAGCTGGAACACTATTACATTCATAATATGGAAAACTTCCAACCAAACAAGCTGCTAGACATAAGTGAAGAGCAGCATATGTTCCAGTACCGTCACCAGGATTTACACATGTACCATTATTACAATTATATGTTATAGGGAATATACAAGAACCATCATCTATAGTACATGTTGGACAGTAGTTAACTGCTGATGGATCTGTACAACCATAAACATTAGCACAATTAGCATCGCAATCAGTAGGATTTGTCCACGCACCAAGACCATTTCCAGGATCATAACATTCACCAGGTAATACTGCTAATGGAGCACCAGTTGACCAATCATCGCAATTATGTGTTGACGTAGGTGGACAACAGTCATATGAAGGTATCACAGCTGGACAACTAGCAGTACAAGCCGCTTCTGTTAATGCTGGATCAAAACTATAATTTTGACCTTCAAAAGGTAAACTATTACCATTTACACCATAACAAGTTCCTACGTTAGCAACTGTACTAGTTATAACATCATTACAACCATTAGGATCTTCACAACAACCATATGAAAAATGTGAACCTGGAGGACCACAAATGCTGTCACAAGTAGATTGTGAGCTATAATAAGGACCATTAGGACCAGTTCCAAAACTACCATCATTAAAACAATCGTCAATCGCTACAAGCGTCGCAGCATTAGGATTACTCCAGTCTACACATCCACCCAAACCAGCGTCATAACCAGGTTTATTAGCATCGCAACAAGACCAATGAGGTGTTCCAGGATTACACCCTGGCGTATGGGGTCCAAATAAACCGTGACAACACACTTGTGAACCACCGTGTTCGCAAATTTCCCAACCCCATTGTCTATTAGCATCAGGCGGATTCCATGAAGCTGTATCACCAGAATAGTATATAGTACCATCAACATATGTTGGTATAAGTGTACCAGAAACATAAGCTGTGGGATTCCATTCAAACCATTTTATAGTCCAATATGTACTTCCGAGAACATTACCAGCACATCCAGCACCAAGATCAATAGTTACATTTATTATACCATTATCACATATTGGAGGATTAGTTGCTGGGAATTGATTTGTAGTAAAAGTATGTGGTGGACATGTGTCAGCCATAGATATACATGGTTGTGGAACTATACAATCTATTGTAAAAAGAGTATCTGTAAAACAACCAAAATTATCAGTTACTCTAACATAGTAATCTCCATCTATAAAACCTGGAGGCCAAGCTAATACAGACGCTTGGAACGCTACAAATGATTGACTTGTTGTGTTACCAGAATAAGTATTAGTATCTGTAGTTATAAGTGTACCAGTGGCATCATACCATTCAACTGTCCATGTAGAAGCACCATTTAGTAATATAACATCTATATAAGCATCACCATCTCTATTACAAGTTCCTGTGTTTGATGGATCTGTTGCGTCGGTTTTAAATACAGTAATATCATGAGGTGTACCAGTACACGGTGCTATTGGAGCACAACTAGGAGAGTTTGCTATACACGTTGCTTCATCAGGATGTGGACCTGTTGTAGAACCTAATAATTCTACACATTGAAAACCAGTACTTGTTACCGCGTTTTGAGGATTAGAACAGTTAGTGTAAGGACAAGGACATTGAAATAATTGTCCACCTAAATCTGAAAAAAATCTCATATCACCAATAACACCATTAGGCGACGGTGAAGGTGAAATTTTATCCGTAGCATCCATAAATTGATTAAAATTCATACCAGGATATACGGGATACCATGTAGAATAAAAATTTATCAATTCTAATACTGTATAAAATCTTGGAGGAAGTGGATTGCCAGAAATTACTATAGACGCTGGTGTATTATATCCTTGTCCTTGCAGATAAGTATCCCCCATATAAACACAATCAATACAACCACCGCTACTACCAGAATCTGTACCGCATGTTTGCATTACGTAATCTTCAAATCTAAAAGTTTGTCTAGAAGGTACATCAAAAAACCATCTTATGTACTCTTGCAACCAAGCGTCGCCCCAAGCTCCTGATCCATATTGTGGTGAATCACAATCTACTTGATATATACCATGTCTATTATGTCCATCTGGAGAAGATCCACTTTGTACTATAACATTCCTACCTGTATTAGGGTTTACACAAGCATATGTAACAGGTTGACATTCCCAACTAGTTCCAGTTAAACCACATGGAGAATTTACGTCAGTCAAACAAGTTGGTTCATCTGGATAAGGACCTGTATTTAAACCTGGTACTTCAACACAACTAGGCATAGATGAACCAGCTGTTTGATTATGATGTACTACAAGATTAAGATCACTACCAACACTATTAATAAGATCTTTTACTCCAATAGGTGTTATAGGTGTTCCGCTAGCATCAAATTCTTGCTCCCAAACTAAATCACCAGAATTAAGTTTTGCAATTGTTAATTGACCACCAAATGTACCATATTGATTTTGTAATTGTGAAACAAAGAAAAATACAGTAGTAAATAATAATGGATTATTAACACCAACATTATCAGTAATATAATGACCATATGGATAAGCTGCTGGATTTGGCGAGCTTGAAGTAGAAATAATATCAAGCATTGATGTTGGATAACTACTTTGGTAAAGTATATAATCTGGATGTGTACTTGCTAAAACACCATCTATAGTTGTTGAGGTATCGTTTGCCCATTCTCCACCAAAAAGCGACATGTAGTGACCATTTGTATTATCTACACCATTAACATAATGTGGATTTGGATTAAATGTAGCATCTACAGGACCCATTTCTATCCAAATTGTAGAATATTGACCTGCAGCATTAGGAGGATAATTGGCGTTAAATGTAGGGTCTTGCCAATTCATAAACCAGTAATTAACAAAGCTTGGATTTACTCCAGGAATATGTATGTATTCATTACCCGTAACACCTGGTCTTGAATAAACAGGAACGTTTTGTTGACAATCCCAAGATGTATAACCACCAGTTGGTGTTGTTATAGCGCCAGATTGACCTATACCTTGGAATGAGAACTCTCTACCATCTAAATTACCAGCTGTACCATCATCGGTCCATTCTGTATATTGACCTTTAACTTGAGAAAACCATTTACCTTCTTTTTCTTTAAATTCTTGTATATCTCCTTCTTGTAAATCACTATTTATTCTATCAACATACCAACCATATTTAGTATAATTATCCCAGTATTCTCCAGAATCAGTTAAATTTTCTGTTATTCTAGCTTGACTACCTTCATAATTAAGTGTTTGAAAACTTTTTACACTACCAGGTTGCTCGTTAAGCATAACCGTAACACTAGATTCACCTTGAGCATTATGGAAATTATTTCTTACAAGATTAGTATGGTGTTCCCATAAATCACCATTTTTAATTGTATAATAACTATTATTTAAACTTATAGCATTTTCTGCTGTCCAAGATTTAAAACTAACCCAACCTCTATTTATTTCAGAGAAAGACACTGTAGTGTCAGTACCACTTTCTGTGTATGTAGAAATAGTTTCGCTAGGACTATAAAACACTAGTCTTGTACTCCAGTATCCTAGTTCTGGACAGCTAGTGCAAGGACTAGAAATATCTACAACACCAGCAACACCACCTAAACCAGCAACATCAATTATAGTACTAGCTATATCTAATTCTAGTTCTAACATATCTATATAATTATAAGTAACATTTTGTATACTTAATACTTCAGCTCCATCATAAACACCTACACCTTTTACTAAACTACCAACTTGAACATTTGTACCAAGATCAACCGTTATTCTATTTGTAGGTTGCCATTGACTTGGTCCTGAAGCTGTAGAACATGGTGCTGTTTTACAATTAGCTAATACCCATGCGTAAGCTTGTGATTGATGTATTGGAGGAAGTGTAATAGGAAAATCAGTGTGATTTAAAGATATATTATATTCTTTTTTTCTATCATCAAAACTACCATAAATTCTATTAGACAATGGTAAGTTATCAGAGAACCAATCGTGCATACCAGCATCAGATATTGGTGTTAAACCGTCTCTAGATAATCTTAAAACAGCTCCTCTAGTTTTATCTGTAAAGTAAGATCTAAAGTTTTCTGTAGCAAATGATTCTGGGTTTTTAGATATACCATACTCACCGGCATAAGGTTGAGCTTCACCTAAAACTCTATTTGTAGATATTAATTGTGGATTACCATCAGCATTATACAAAGCGTCTTTATTTGCTAATATTTTTAAAACTCTATCTTCACAAAAAGTTGTTAATGTAAAGTTTCTTTGATGTAATTTTTGTATACTACCATAAGTCGGATTTAAATCTTTTGTAATTTTTTCTGCTTGTATAAATTGATTTAAATTATTTATACCAGCTACAGAATTATATATACCAGAATATATTAAACCACTACTTCTTCTTTCTTCTAAATATGGTTCTTCTAATACTGTAGATGCTTTTGCTCCACTATCTATTGTGACTTGATTAAAATCATCTCGTATTCTATCGGATTCAACACCATTACCAAAAGAATAACAATTATGCCAAGGTAGTGTAACTTCGTAATTATGTAACTCCGCATCTAATATATATCCATTAGCTCTTGCCATATCATAACCAACAATAGTAGTTTCAGTTTTACTACCATTGGCTCTTGTAAATACTAATCTACTATTTACCGGTGGGAAATCAGGACCACTACTTCCATCGTGATTCAAACCAGCGCCATTAACATCTGATAAAAGTACCATATTATCAACAGCTCTAGAAACTCTTATGTCATCGTTATTTGGTATTGGAACTGCTGGAAATCCAGGATGTGTATCAAGTGTTACTGTACTACCAGTGACAGGATCATAACATGTTACATAACTATTTTCTCTTAGCTCAACATGTATGGGTCCTAAAAATTGTTCATTAGTATTATTATCTAACCTTATAGGATATGTTTGCCCAACTTCGTAATATATATCTAAATCAACCTCTTCTTTAGGTTCTGTTTCCCATATAGCCGGATTAGTACTCATTGGGTTTTCATCATCATAACTAAAATAAGGTGATAACACCTCCCACGTTACAGAACCCGGGGCTGGTGATTGTACTGAACTAGAGTCAACACGTTTAAGATTTGGTATTGTTGTATGATTAGAAAGACTATTCCAAGTATAACCCCAATTACCACCAGGGTAATCATAAGTAGAATGCATACCGTCATTACGTATACCAGGCGCTGGCGTGCTTGGTAAATTTGTACCTGTTAAAACGTTTCCGCTAGCATCAAAGTGAGCGTCTAACGTGCTATCGTTTGTTGGCGAATAGTAATGAGGTCCAACTTCACCTATACCATAATAGTTTCCAGCATTATCTACCTCTATACTTTCAGCATAAAACGTATATCTTCTTCGCTTTGCGTTAGGCCAATTCCACTCCCATATATTACAAGGGTATCTATGGTGAGCAGTTGTAGTGTAACCCATGGTACTAGTACTATTACCGCAGTTACTAGCCCCAGCTGAATTACTCCAACCACCAGAACTATCTCTATCATCACCACCACCACCTCCATGCCATTGTAAGCCTTGGTTTGGATCACCTATACCACTAGGTGTACATGCTCCAGCTCTTGTTTGAGAAACCCAATTCTGATGAGTTATAGTAGATGTTCCATGGGTATGATCATGATGATTAACACCATAATCTGCAAAATTAGCATAATTATAAAGAAAAACTCCCTTTTCACTAGGATTAAACATATGATCTTGTTGATTAAAGGACCATTCTGCTGCTGATAAATTATTCATAAGTAAATTAACAGGAAAAGCTGGAGTTTTTGTTCTGTAAACAACTAGTCCTGGATCTTCTCTCCATCTCCATATTGAACCAGGAGTTGTAATAGAATTTATAAATTCCATATCTGCAACATGATCTAAAGCCCAAGATGCGTTTGGCATATTATAATTTGACTGTACTTGAGATAAACTAGTTAAATCACTTCCATTAGGATATTGATTTCCACTATCACCATAACCAGCCTTAGATAAAGTTATAACATTGTAATTAGCAGTTGGAACTGATGAGCCAAAAATCATAGCTTGACCAACGTTTGCATCATCAACACCGTGTATACCACTAGCTGGAGGTATTCTACCAAAATCAGAAGCTGGCATGTTTTGTAATAAACCAAAATTATCCATTGGTACAACAGGATGATTTGGTCCTATAGAAAGACCATCATTATCCCAAAAAGGTCCTCTCATATCTGTTATACCTAAATAACCTTGCGCTGTACCACCACCGTTGTATTCACCAGTACCACAAAGCTGCATACCCATATGATAACCATCTCCACCCACCATTTTTAATTGCTCTTCATGAGAAGTATAACCACCACTATTCCAAGCTGATCCAAGAGCAAACTTAAGAAAACACTCGTTATTACCTGTCGGGTCTATAGCGTTTGTTCTTGGCGTGGGGTGTTGAGATTTAAAGTCGTGTAAACCCCAAAAATCAGAGTGAAAAAATGGTCTAAATCCTTCTATTTTATCTATAAACCAACCATTAGAAGTAGTTGTAGTTGATTGACCAGAAACATGATCCCAATACGTTGCACCATGTCCCGGGCCACCAGCACAGAAAGGCCATCCAGCATTACCATTATCTTCATGAATAGATATTTTTTGCTCTCCGCTAGAACCCGCTCCAAAACCTGGATCACAACCAAACCAATTACCACCACCATTTCCAATTGGATTCATGGTGATTGGTATACTAGTACTTATATATTGTGATTTGCAAGAATGTACGACGTTATAATCTGTAGAAGTACCAAAACCTCCAATTACAAACTCTTGTATAAATAAATCATTTTTTATTTTTGCAAAAAATCTACCTTGAAATTCTGGTTTATTTAATACTTGTTGTTTACTTAATAAAATAGTTAATGTTGGAATAGCAGTAGTGTAAGAACCATCTAAACTTGTTATACCAACGTCAGAACCAAGTTCTTTTTTAAATACTATTTTATAAGCTCCAGTACCAGTATTCATAACTACATTAGGTATCAACTCTGCACTTTTTATTTCATAAGCTTTACTAACCCCATAAGAAGATTTAAACCTTATTCTATATTCAAATAATTCTCCTTGTTCTTGATCTACTAATCTTTTATCCCAACCAGCATTATCAAATGTATCAGTATCAACATATATAAATTCACCACCATCAAGTGGGAAACCATCTCCAGCTGCATTTCCTATTAGTTTTGGTACTGTTCCAGCGGCTGGAGGTGTAACAGTATTACCTGTATCAGTGATACTAGGTTGTGGTTTTTCAAAAGTTTTTATAAATTGTGGCGCTTCATTTTCTATAGCTATAACCTTATATCTAGCTGGTCCTGAAACAAATTCATCACTATTATGTCCCTTTTTAAGTATTAAATACGTGTCTAAATCTAGTTTATTTCTTTCAGAAGATGGGAAAGAAAGCCAAATATTACCATCTTCAGCGTCATACCAACGATCCATAGCTAGATTATAATAATCGCCAGATGTTTCTTTTATGTAAAATTTAAATGATTCTGCCCACTCAGGATAAGTATTAAATAGTTGGGCTTTCAGTCTTGTTTGTTTATCAGCTGTGTCTTTATTAAGATATATAGAATTTTTATCAGAATTACTATCTGAAAATACTGGAGTTTCTCTACCAAACTCATCTATATAAACAACACCTATTTGATAATGTCTTAATGTTTTTATTGATTTAGCTGGTACATATGAATATGCTCTTTTTGCATTATATTGTTCAGGAACAATACTTCCAATATCATTAGTTCTTAACGATGTTTTTATTTCGATATTTATATCCGCTTCTGCATCTAAAACAGGTATACCTAAATTACTTAAAGCCTCACAAGATATAGGTGCGGAGTTAAATAAATTATAATTTTGTAAATAATTACCATAAACTAATCTATTACCAACAACTTCTTGACCTAAAGCTTTTCTAGGTACATTATCATAAGGTCTTAATAATTGATTTGACGGAAGAATAGCATGTACCATTTCCGTTGTTATCTTTACAAAACCCGATGTTCTTATAGTGTTTGTATTTGGTAAAATAGTATCTTCACTATCAGCATTCCACTCTTCATACTCACCAGTTGGATCCGGCAATGTGCGTTTTATTGTTTTTACAGAATAAATATTTGGAGAATTAGACTCTTTATATAATATATCTATTGAAACAACATCATCAGGTATTTGTCTATGGTCAACAAAATCTTTAACAATTAAATTTCTTAAATTATTAACCATACCTAAGTTATAGGCTTCTTTAGGTAAGTAATCAAATTCACTTGGTAAAAAAGCTACTTCTGTAAAAGGTGAAAACGTTGAATACTCACCATCTTCATATTTGTATCTATAAGCAAATCTTGGAAATTTAAATCTAAATAAAGCTTGTTCTTGTTCTAGTTCTGAAAAGAATTCATAATTTGAAGAAGAAGTAGCCATATTACCACCTAATATTTTTACCGTACATAAACCATTCCAAGGTGTAATTTGAGGACCGTTTAATATTTCTACTCTAACTTTATAATTACTGCCTGATGTTGATTTTATAACTAATATGTCTCCATTTTTATAATCTGGATAACTAGGACCATCAAATTGTATATCTACATTAGTATCATATAGTTGGCCAGTTGTTGGATTTATAAATATATTTGTACTAGCTGTTATAATACCATTTAAATCACCACGCCTACTATCTCCATCTAAATCTTCTCTATTTGTATTGATCATTTCCAAATTTGGAGCAGTAGGTGGTGCTTTTTTAATGACAGTTAAATGTTCTTGTCTAATAGGTCCAGCTGATCTATATTGTATTTGGTTTATAGAGTTTAAATTATCTCTTACATAAAATTGAGTTTGCGTAGTAAAATCTACAGAACCCATTTTACATCTTGGTATATTTATTCTTTTTGGCTCTGTGTTATTATCTGTCCAAAACAATATATCATCAATAATATTAATACCAGTAACTAAAAAAGCTTTATCAAAATTAAGAGCTCTACCACTACCATTATGAGCAATACTTTGTGATGTTGGATCAAATATATCAACAACTACTGGAGAAACTGTTTGTGTTTTATAATCGTACTCCGCAATAACATCTATACTTTCACCGGCTAATAGCCAATATAGTTTGTCGTTTTTTTCATCAGCTACACTACCAATACAAAAAAATGTTTGATTATTTCCTGGATCTATAACTGACGAAGATAAATCAGTATTACCTAACAAGGTTTGTAAAGATCCCATATTAGAGCTTTCGGAAGTGGCAACCTCAACATTTACAGCATGTCTATATTCGCCCTGTGGTACTAATCTTTCATCAAGGTCTTTATTCATTCGACCTTTCATGAAGTTGTGCTTCAATTCCGCCATTTAATTAATGTTTTATTTGTTTTGATTTACCTCTAAATACTTGAGTAATCTCTTCTAATTTAATATTTGATAATCTTAATTTTGCTTTTCTAGTTTCAGCAAACTTTTCTTTTTTGAATCTTCGCATTACGTATTCTGGAACACCTATTCTAGCAGATAAACATCCATAAATTATCCACTTATAAATAGCTTCTTCTGCAAATTTGTGTACTATTTTTTCATTATCTTTACCTAAACTATCGCTTATATATTTTAATATTATAGTTTTTCCATTTAAATTTGAACTAAAATGTATCATTCCAGAATCACAATCTATAAAATAAGAACCATTAATTTGAGCTCTTTCAGGATCTAAACCATATCTTTGACCCATATTAGGCCAATATATATCATCTTCGTAATCGTCATTATTGTTTTCTGAAGGTGTAGATGAACTATAACCACTCCACGTATTAGATGCAGTTGTTAACGATCTAAAAGTAATCTCACCGTTATTAAGTGCTGGTGATCCACTACAAGTTGGTTTACGATTAACAGCTATAACAGTATTATTTACACTTACAACTCTTGTTGCGCTCGAATAACACTCGTGAGATACTCTCATCCCAGGTTTTATATCAGATATATCATCAGCTGAAGTAGCTGTTATCTGATTATTTGAGGAGCTAAAAGTTAAACCTTCTACAATATGTGTTGATTCTGTTTGTTTTCTTATATTTCCTGAACGTGGATATATTCTTATTGTTTGTTGTGATCCTGTTGAAGCTCCAGTCCAAAATGATCCCATAGTAACAGGATTTGGAGGGGTACTCATATCTTCTAATGTTATTCTTGTTATACCTCCAGAATTATACGTGCTCTCTACAACTGTATTGTTTGGTATATTTTGTCCTACAACAAAATCACCAACCATTATTTTTTTGTATTCACCATCCAAAGGAAGCACGTTAGAACCGCTATTTAAAGTTGCTACTGCTTTTATTGTATAATCACCATCGTCAGATTGTAATATAGGAAAAGGAGCTGATGTATCTCTAGTAGGATATATTATATGCTCTATACCTGATTTATCAACTCTTGTTAGTTTAACATAATTAACATAATCTTGTGGTAAAGGCATTTTCAGTGTAGCAGGAACTTCTATTTCTTGTGATTTACAAGATTTTAATGTATCAAAACTTAATTCCGCTAAAGCTCTGTTAGCGTGAAATATAATATCACCAAAACTTACATTTTCTAATATTTTACCTTCACCAACATATGTTGCGTGAAAATTATCTATGATATTATTACCATTAGTACTACTTGGCCCTAATGGTATAAATTGATATTCACCATAATTTTCATCTGCTGAATTTGGTATACCATCATAACCATTATAATATTCTTGTTGTGTTTGACCGTCTAGTAATCCCATTTATTTACATTTTTTCTTGTTGAATTTTTTTAATTTGCTCCTGATCAGCTATTTGTACTAAACCAGGTTTGTTAACTATAATACCACCTAGTTCTAATATTTTTAGCACTAAGTTTGTTTCTTCTGAATCATGAAGATCAAAATCAGTTGATCTAGCAGCATTATACATTGCTCTTTCATTCACAACATCATAACCCCATTCTACCCTGTGTGGTCTATCTATTATTTCAACTCTTACATCTCCAGTTACGTTAATTGGATTTGAGCTAGAATTAGTAACATGTATATCTTCTCCATTTAACGGAGATTCACAGTATACTGGTTGTTTATTTAATCCATCCCTATGAAATAATGAGGAAAACAAACGATTATTAACATTTATATTATCTACTTTTTTTGCTTCAACCCAAGTAGCTCCACGTCTAACAAAAACTTTACCAGTTCTATAGTTTTCTGGAAATGTTTTTGCACCTACAAGATTTTGCACACTAGTAAATAATGATAATTTATTTTTTATAAGTTCTACAGTATCTGACATAGTACCATCGTCAGTAGGTCTTCTTTTAAATTGATCTAAATCATAAAAATACTGTTCAAATATTCCCATTTGAGCTTGATTAGCTAATAAATTAAATTCCAAAGGAGTTATATAACCTCTTTGTTCTTTATTTACTATTGCTAAAACTCTTTGATATACCGTGTCTATACTTACTGCCATTTATTTTATTTTTTATAAGGGAATGCTTTATTTAAAGTTTCTTGTCTTTTTTTACATCCACAATCTTTTTTACCCATAGCTTTAGCCCCCATTTGTGCTAAATTATCTATACCAGTAACTCTTGTGAATTTTGCTATTGAATCTCCCAAACCTCTAGAAGGTCCAGCATAATGTCTTAAATTGTTTTTCATATTATTATATTTTTAATAAAAGGGTTACCCCGAAGGGTAACCACTATTATATGTTTATTGATTCAATCTTTTTTCTATACTTCTATAAACCTCCATACCTTCATCAGTTTTAAACCAAGCGGCTAATGCTGAATATGGATGTTCATCAAAAGGAACATTCATTAACTTTCTATCATTAGAAGTCCAAGTAAATGTTCTTTGATCTTCAGATAATTTAATTATTCCAAGTTCTACAGCTCTAATACCGATATTTCTAAGTTTAACATTGTCATCATTAACTAAATCTAAGAATAATTGAGGATTTCTCTTAGCAAATATAAGTAAATCACGTTTAAGCTCCTTAGAACTCAAATCTGACACCTTAGAACCAATCTCTACACGCATTATTGCTTCTGCTAAATCAATATCTATATCTCTAGCTATAGTTAAAGCATCTATTTCAAGTTCTAATGTAACCATTTCTTCTTGAGCTTTTACCTCTGGTTTTAACTCTTGATAAATAGAGTTTTTTTGTGGATGATAAATAGATAATAATTTTTGTAAAGTTACTTTTTCTTTAGAAACAGGTAGTAAACCATTTCTAAAAATAATATGAGATAATCTTTGATCACCTTTCATTTCGTCTACAAAAGATGTTCTTTGATTTTCACAATATTTTAATTCTCTTTCGTATCCTTGTTCTTCATCAAACCAGTATATTCCTTGAGATTTTATTATTCTAGTTAAAGGTTTTTTACTACCTTTTAAAACATACATTCTATCTTTTACTTCCCAAGTATCTTTTTTTGGTTTTGGAGTTTCAACTACTGGAGTTTCAACTTCAATAGTTCTTTCTATATGCTCGTCACCAGGATCTCCCTGATAAGCAGTTTTTGTTTTTGTTTTTGTTTTTTGTTTTTTTGCCATAATATAATATATAATAAAATTAATAAAATAAAAAAAGGAGGGCAGAGAGCGTTTACATGCATGCCGCCCTCCTTTTTAAAAATTGATTAGTTTAATAACATAAAGTTATTAGCACCTTGAGTAATTAAACATCTTTCAGATAAATAATTAACTCGCATTGCATCTAATTCAGATGTAGCAGCTCCAACAGAACCAGTAATCCAAGTTTTCATTCTTCGATTATCAGTTTGAGAAGCTCTATATCTAACATGTAAGAAAGGACGTTTCATATTTTTCCCCATCATTTGGTCATAAACTGAACTTACACCAGCTGGAACAAAGACTCCACGTACTGGAGATGCAGTGTTTCTAGAATTAATTGCTCCTCTAGTACTAGCGTCATTTAAGTATTTCCAATCAGATTTATAGAAATCATAAGAACCTCTTCGGAATCCAGCGAAACCTAAGTTAAGTGCCATATCTTCAGAGTTATCAAATACTCCATAAGAAGTACCACCAGCACCGTAAGAATTCATACCAGCTAACATATCGTCAATTGCTAAAGATACGTCTCTATTACAGAAAATCATATTTTCTTCAATAGCTCCTTGAGCATCAAACTCAGCTAATATTAAATCAAACTCCCCTAAGTTAACACCAGCAGCAGCTGAACTAGTAACACCGTTTGACATTAAACCTCTAGTTTCAATAGCATCAAATAAACCTTGAGTACCAAAGTCATTGTTACCAGAACCAGTACCTCCAGGCATTAACGCACCTCCTAAAGTTTGTGTATCTAATGTAGAATTAGCAACACCTCTAACACCTTCAAGACATGTCATTTCTAAATTATCAGCAAATCTCATTCTAGTTTCACCTTCAGCTTTTAAATACCATAAATAACCAGTACTTCCATCCTCTGAAGTAGTTTCAACCCAACCAACTTGAGAAGCATCAGATCCAGAAACATGATACATATCTCTAATAATAACTGGTTTGTTCTCAAAAGAAGTAAACTTAGGTTCATTAGCTGTTGTATATGGAGTGTCAGAACCTTTTGGCCATTCAGATCCAAATTTTAGAACTGTAACAGCACCACCGTTTCCAGCACCACTAGATATATTAGTTGTATGCGCTCCTTCATAAGGAAGAATTGTAACGTCATCTGTTGATACAGCTGTAACTCTTCCAGGATACGTGAAACCAGCAGCCATAGCTACTAAACAAGTATCACCAACACGTAAACCGTGTGTACCTGCAGAATAACTAGCTCCTGGAGCTCCAGCATATCCAGTAATTGCAACAACCGAACTTGCGATTGTAACCGTACCTACATATGCTAAATGTAATCTACCTTGTTCAGACCATACGACTCTATCAGAAGTCATAGCCTCTTCAGCTCCTACTTGTGAAAGAAATCCTGATATTGTTCTGTTTCCAAAAACCTCAGCTTCTTTCTCCATAAGATCTGGTAAATATTGTTGTTCCCAACCTGTACTACCATCTGTAAAATCGATGTAGTTAGTTTGGAACGTTTGTTTTATTGGGCTTGGCACGCTATTAAGCGACCCCCCTTGTTGTATTGCCATTTTTAAATTATTTTAAAGTTATTGTCTATTTTTTAATTTTAAACTTGAAACTAGGAGAATCGTCACCTAATACTTTAAATTTCATACCACTTGTCTTTACTTCACCATGACTTTGTCTTGGGTTCATATTAACATTTTTAGATTTAGCAACGCTATCTTTCATAGCATCAGCTTTACCTTGTTCATAGAAATGATTAGCGATAGCATCTGCATTCATTGCTGTATATAAAGATTTATGATAACCCTTAGCGTCTTCCATTGTATTTTGTTTATTCAAAAACTTTTTGACAAAATTATTAATATCGCTTTGTGTTTCTTTTACTTTACTAGCATCCTTAACATTAAATCTAAACTTTTTATCACCAACGTTGTATTCAAAACCTTTGAAATTATTGTTAAAAACTTGATCAGTTTTCTTTAAAAAAGTTGATTTACTAGCTTCTGCTACTTTCTGATTTTCCTCAGATTCTTTGTTATATCTATTAAAGAAATCCATAGCTTTTTGTTGTTCTTGCGTAAGCTTTGAACCAGCTTTAATTTCTTCATAGTATTTGGACTTTTGCCCGTCCAAGTGGCTTTTAGCGTCGGCAACTTGCTCTTTTAACGCTAATTTTTTTCTTCTTATATCTCTTTCATCGTCTTCATCTTCGCTGTAAGAGAATTGATCTTCCATAAGGAAGTTAATTTCTTCTTCATTTAGATGTTTTTTAGTTTGTCTATAATATTCTCTTAATAAAGAATCATCATCTAACTTACTATAATCTTGATTAATTTTTACATAATCTTCTAAAGTACCACCAGTTTCTTCCATGAAGTCTACTAACTTTTGAATATTTTCAGGAAGAGGTTTACCAGTTTCCATATTCTCTTTAATAGCCTCTTCAGCTTCTTCAGCTATTTCTTCTACTTTTTCCTCTACTTCTTCTTCAGTAATTTCTTCTAATACTGGAGTTTCTTGTGTTTCTGCTTCCGGTTGTACTTCTTCTTGTTCTTGTGTGGGAGCGGCATCTTCAACGACTCCTGTATCTCCTTCTGAGTTAATATTATCTTCTTTAACTTCATTTTCTTCTTCTTTTGGTGTTGGTGGTTTACTTAAATCTACTTTGTAAACCTCATCTTCTTGACTAAATTTTTTTACTTTAGGTTTTTTCTTCACTTTTAATTTTTCGACTTTATTGTCTACTTTAGGTTTTTCAGTAGTTTGTTCAACTACTTGTTCTTTTTTTTCTTCCATAATATAATATAATAATAATTAATAATTTTTACCTAGGATCAAACGCACCTAAATCAAATCCGCCTCCTAGTATATCATTACCTGCGGACTCAAAGTTTTTAGGTGGCTTACCTGTTTTTCTTTGCTCAATCATTTCAGATTGTTGAGTAGCTTGTATTTTTGTTCTTTGATCTTTTCTATTTTCTTTTTCAGTTTCCCTACTTCTAACACCTTGAACTTCCATACTTTTTAGTTGCATATTCATTTGGAACTCTAAATGCATGAGTTCTTTTTTGTGTTCAACTTCTTGCATCATTTTTTGAGAATCAATTTGGGCTTTCATTTGTTCTAACTGAGCTTCAGCTTGAACTTTAGCTTGATTTTTTTGCATTTCAGCATTAGCAGCGGCTTCAGCTGTCTGTATATTAGACTCTGTTTGTTGTTGCATGTTTTGTTGCTGCATCTGTTGATCTCTAGCAAGTTTCTTTTTTCTACGAACTTTTAAAAGTTGATTAGCTAGTTTAATATTATTTATTTCTCTAAGATCAATAGCATCTTCCATTTCTATATTTTGTTGTTGTAATGCCATTTGAATATTATTTTCAAGCATTGCTTTTTCTTCTTCATCTGGTAATAGTTCTATAAATATACCAAAGTCATATAAATGAAGATTTTTCATTTCATCTAATGTAGCTACATTATGAGAACCTATAGCTTGAATAAACGCGTCTCTTGTTGGAGAATATTCTATAATATCAGATATTCTAAGTGATAAACATTCAGCTGTTTCTGCTGTTAAATATAATCCAGCTTGTAATATATGTCTTGTCGCTGTATTAGAATTGGCTGCTGCCATTTTTTGAACACCAACTAAAGCATTTTTATCAGGTGTCGCAGCATCTCTTGCTTCGTTTAATCCAGTGACATCTCTTATCATCTGTAGATAATAATTATAATTACCTATAAGCGCCTGCATTTTATTACCACCGCTACCACTTGTTATTTCTTGAATAGGTACTTTACCTGGATTCATATCACCATCTTGAGTAAACGATCTACCAATTACGGAACCAGTTTGGAAAAACATGTTTAAAGCTTCTTGTGGATTATAATTAGTTCCATTACCTAAATCAATTTCTGCTAAACCGTCAGCATCAAGATAAACACCATCTGGAACCATTCTTGATAATACTTGTTGAAGCTTTAAATGAGTTAATTGAATCATATCAGCAAAACCAGTAATTCTACTTACTAAAGATTCTATTTTACCTTCATACATTCTAGGTGCTACAATAGAATAGTTCATTTTAACTTTAGTATAATCACTTTTAGGACGCATCATATTTTTTGACATCTCCCATTTAAGTAATTTATTTGTACCTAGAATTAAAGCTCCTTCATATAGTGTTTCTATAGATCTTAATAATTTAGAATAACCACCTTCCATGTCTTCTGGTGGATTAAATTGATCATCTTTAGGTATAATCTTATCAGCACCAGTACCAGTTTCTTTCATTTTATAAACCTCATTCATATAAGTTTTATAATTAAAATATAATACTTCTACTTTATTGTTGTCTTCATCTATATTACGACTATTATATCTATCTGCTGTATTGCTACTAGTTTGTGATATTTCTTCTAAATCCTCGTGTTCTAAATGTGGAAATTGTTTAGCTAATTCATTAATAGGTATATGTTTTACTTCACCAACATAATATATATCATCAAAATAAGGAGATTCAGTGTAAGAATATACTAAATTAGCTGGATCAACATAATCAATAGTAACACCTTCGGAAGTATTAAAATTAGTTTTAACAGCACCTATACCTAAAACTGCTAAATCATAATAAAATCTTTTCTTTGTTAACTCGTATTTGTTACCTTCAAATAAAACTTTTAAAGCTTGTTCTTCTGCTAGCTCTACAGTTTGTTTGTAACTTAAAGCCATGTGTAAATCTAGTTCTTCTTGAGAATCTGGTAAAGTTTCTTTTTCATTTTCATAAAGATCTATATTAAAATTACTTAAAGCAAACTCATTAAAATCTTTAGTAGCCATATCTTTCATTATAGACTCCATGTACTCAGTTCTTTTACTAACACCAAATGGATCTTGAGAATAAGCTTTTATATCATACATTCTTTCAGCAATACCATTAACTACTATATCTACAAATTTAGGTATAATTGGAACTGGTTTCCAATCTAAATTTAAATAGGACAAATCACCGTTTATAGATAACTCATCCTTATATTTTTGTATAGATTGCTCGCCTCTAGCATACAATCTTAAATTATGAAAATTATTTATATTATTTCTATATCTATTACCCCTTACATGATTTTTATCATAAAACCACTCGTTTTCAATAGCTTTAGCTACTTTTAATCCATAGTCAAAACTTAACTTTTCAGCATCGCTTACAACTTGGCTTGGAAAATATTTTTTTACAACAGACTCTGCCATATTTATTCTTTAATTATTTTTGATACATTTCCTTTATTTTGATACTTAGAAATATGTATATTTAATTTTGGTTTTTCAATTTTTGCATTTGGCGCATACAAATGTCTATTACAACCCATTATAGCTAAACCACTGCTTATTGTTGCATCAAACTTTGTTCTTTTATTTATATCAAATCTACTCCAATCATTTAATAAAGTATTAAAATAAAGATTTCCAAATGTTCCATCTTGCTTCATGCCTACGTGATCTTGTATATACATTTCAATAGCAGCTGCATGAGCTTGTTTTATATCTTCACTTGAGTTTGGTATACCTCCAACTTCTTTTTCAGCTGTAGATAGTTTGTTCCAAATTTTATCAGGTCTATTCATACTAAAACCTCTATAGCCTCTTCTTCTTAGGTAGTATAATAATCTAGGTTTATTGTTCTCCGCAAGTATTGGCATTCCATAAAATACTAACGCCATTAAAACATCTTCAAAAAATATCTCAGCCGTAGGTGGTCTTGATAAGTATTCTAAAAAGAAGCTATTTGCAGGAGCGTCCTCCATGCTGAACTTTGTTAGTCCGTGGAGAGCTCCTTTAGAACCTTCACCATCTACGGTCCCTGATATATCATAAGAGTCGCAACCAAAGGCCCCCATATGTTCATTACCAGGATATTTTATGCCATTTTTTAGTATAACTCTATTTTGTAATTCTTGTTTAGGAACCCAACTTACTTTAAATCTTCCTTTTGGATCAGGATAAAATATTACTTGTGAATCTTTTATACCACCAACCCATTGAAAATTACCAGTTGTAATACCTAATGTTCTAGACATTTCTTCGTTATAATCTATTTGTTCATATATTTTAACTAAGTTAAATATACTATTTTTAGTTTCATCACGAAAAGCATGCTCTTCAGTTCTAGGAAATTGGCGATAAAATTCATTTAAAGCATCTTGATCATCTTTTAAACCATCAGCTTCATTTTGCCAATTATCAATTACACCTATATCTATTAATTCGCCGTCTGGGGCGAGTATATCTGAGTCAGGAGTAGTAAATACTGGAAATCCGTACTCATCAATAAATCCTTCGTAGTTCCATTCCATTGGGACAAACAAAGAGTATAAACCAGATTTTGTTTGACCATTTCTATTTCTTTTAGTGACATCGGATGCTTTGTATAGTTTTTTAAAATTGTCTCCACCTTTATCTAATGCGTTTGAAGTTGAGCCCATCATACATTTACCAACTATTCTACTACCTAATCGTAAACATGTTTTTGTAACCCTCCAGTTATTTAAAATATTATCGGGTCTTTCCCATTTACCACTTTCATCATGTACTAGTAAGTTTAGTTTTTCACCGTCATAACTATTATCACCTGTATTCTTCCAATCAATTGTTGTATCTAAACCTTGTAAATCTTCTAACTTTTCGTTAGATGTTATTTTTTTACGAGTAAACTTACTTGCTGGTACTCTATATGCTAATTCTGATTTTGGCCTATCCATACCATCTTGTATAGGTTTGAAAAAGAATGGATAGTTTATACTTATCGGAACTACTTTGTCAGTAAACATCTTCTTAGCATCTGAACCTGTTTTAGATAGGAT